TTCCTGCTGTGGAGTGAGATTGGGTTTTACGAGGGGTCCAGAACTTGCTTGTAGCAAGAGGACTCCGACGCCGCCAACCGTTTCACTCGAACTAAAGGTCACCTCTGTGTCCGCCCATTGAGCGATAGACAAAGTGTCACCGAAAAATGGGTCTGTGGACGTAGCTGCTGTGCCAGTTGGTGTTCCAGCAATGGCAAACTTGTCTGAATAAGGCGACACCACAGGAAGCTCAGGCAGGGAAAGCTCGATGTCATAAGTGACATACAAACGTCCAAGCGTGACTCCATGTGAGTCCTCAGGCAGACCTTCAGTTGCTATTGTGAGCACACCATGGTCATACAGATTGGGTGGTCCTTCAGCGCCAGGCCTTCTGGTGAACAGACGGTCTGCTGACTGCAGCTTTGGGTCACATTCGACCCCATGAATCAGGTCTTCGCTAGGATTACCACGAGTGTGGAATGCCGATTGAAGGACACTGTCCATGTCTGCGTACGGCAGCATGTTAGCGTTGTATTGGGTTGCAATGGCAACAGTTCCCAAGCCAACCGAGGAAGAGTAGTTTGAGGAAGTACTCTCAAAAGAGTAGATACAACCTTTCAGACTCCACTCGGTGTAGAGCTCGGCAATGTTTGCCAGCCAGGGAAAAGAGCTCCTATCAGTTGGCTGAATTCGATATTGCAGCTGAGTGAAATTGGAAGTTAACCCTGAACCAGGGGACACAATTGCCCCGAGGTATTCGCGTTTCTTGACTCGAATCGTGGAGGTTCCAGTGTCAGAGAAAGAAAATGACTTGGCCACTTGGCCGTCAGCATCTCTAGGCATTGACTCAACGATTGAGTTCTTCTTGATGGTGTAGTCTCCGAATCCGAAGACCTTTGACATTGAGTTTCCCAGCCAGTCGCCCGCTTTAGCAAAATCACCAGGGTTGAAAATTTTCCTCATCGCATCGGTGAAGTAGTTTCCGTGGCCCTTGATTCGCTTAGGCATTCCGGGGGGAAGTTGTCGGCTCAATTTGCCGACTTTCGCGTTTTTCATTTTGTCGCGCAAGGACTGAGCCTTGCGCTGTTTCATTGTTGGTATCATAATGAGCGGACCCGACCACCCGCTCAATCAGTTCTCTGTAGCGATGTTCATCAGCCGTGCCAACGAGCTCCTTAAGCAGTGCTTTGGTCTCGTCAGTACCTCGTGTTCCTTGAATCCAGGCATACATGACCTTGGCTGAATTCAGAGTCACCCGTGTTGGGGGTTCTTTCGTCAAATCGAAGAACGAGGAACACATTTCAAAGCGTCCAGGTTCTGGGTATTTGGATTTTTCCTTTAACGGATGACCCGTCATGAGGTAAAGCTGTTCCATTGATTCAAAATCAATATCATCCGACTCATTCGAGTCATCTCCCACCACACGAAGGACACAGTCTAATAGTTCTTTGTCAGTGAGACCCTGGAAAATTCTCGCCAGGATTCCCACAGTGACTCGGATCCTAGAATTACTTGGTCCTGTGAAGTAAGAGCCTGATGGCATGACGCCATCAAGGGGATGGATGATTCCGTTCGAAAGGCAAACACCCTTGCGGGAAAGGCAATAGAACCGTGTGAACAGGACCTTGTAGATCCATGATTCAGGGTTCATGCTGCCTAACTCCGCGCGAGTTTTCGCCTCTGACATGAGTTCTTCGTGCAAAACTGTCCAGTCCCAACCGGTAACGTCTGCACCGATAGTAGGACGCTTGGGCCAGTGTTGCTTGAGTTCATCAAGATGTGGCTGATCAAAGCCAATGCCAATCATCGTTGGACCTTGGGCCCAGCGTGATGTGTCGACAAAGGATTGGTAGTGACCAATTATCCTTTCGATCACCTGATCAGTTAAACCACCACCAAAAATGATCCTTAATCTTTCTTCGGATATTTTCTTTTGTGTATGTGGCTCGCCCTTGATGAAGGCTTTAAAGGGGTCGGCAAGACCATTTTGAAGTAATTCTTCCAGGTCCACCTCCCCAAGCTCCATTCTGTTTTTGTTTTTGTTGTAAAATTCGACCATTGCCTCACAACGTTCTTTAACAATGTCAATAAAGTCAAACCCTTGGTTATCGAGTACTTTACTGTTTGTTCCGAGTTGTTGGGCAATCCAAGGAAGGCCAGGGCTGCTGCCCGGGAGGATGTCTAAGAGGACTCCTCGCTCGAAGAGCTCTCTGAGCACTCCGGGCTTGGTTTCTTTGTCTTCTTCTTCACCTTCCGGGTGACGTACCCTGACGTATCGTCGGCTGGTGTGTTGCCTTGCTCTTTCAAGAGATCGAAGATGTTCTTCACGGCTGACTCTGTTGCCCTGTTTAGGGACTCCTGTGTCGCCCTGAGGTAACTCTTCCGCGTCTCTACGATCCAACCATCGCTGTCTTCTCCGCTGTCGTTGGATTCTGAAGGAGCGCCACTCAGCATCTGAGTCTTTTCTTGGCATCCCGAACTCTCGGAGTTCTGGGCACTTGCTTTTGAAGTATCTTGTGATTGGCTGAGCTTCTTCCTTTGGTTTTGATTTGAAGTATGTTCGAAGATGGACCACTCCACTTCGGGGACAAACTCTGGCTCGGTTGTAAAACGTTCGAGCGGAAATGTAAAGGTTTGGATGTCTTTTGGGATCGACGAGAGTTTCGAAGCTTCTCGTCTGAGACCCGCAGGGACATTGACCTTCCACAATTTTGCCAGACGATGAATGGCATCGTTCACCCAACCATCCTTCAGACTCTCCTGGTTCCCGTTCTCCAGCTCTGCTGAGATACGGGTCAAAAGGTCCTTGGTTTTGGTTTGGATTTTCTTGACTTCTTCGTTTGGCTTTGACAGTTTCTCGTTCATCATCTCCATCTGTTTCGTGAGTGAATTCATCTTCTTCTGCCATTGGCTCTGAACTTGTTTCGTAACTGTTTCCAGTTCCTTCTGCATCTTCGCCTGAAACTCCACCTGGAGCTCTTTCTTGATCTCCATCTTGTGTTGTTTCATTGCCTTCTGGTTTTCTGTGGTCAGTACCTGTTTCTCTTGGGTTGCTACTTTTAATTTCGCTTTCGTCTCTTGAAGGTCCCCTACAGCTTTCAAGTACTGATCTTTCCGTGTTTCCAGCAATTTCTCCGTTTTCGCCAGCCGTTGGGCTGTCTCGGTTGCTGTGTTCCTTGCCAGCGTTGCTTCGGCTTTTTGTTCCTTGACCGTGACTGCGGCTGCTTCCAGTGCGCTGACTAGAGCAGTGTTGGAACTCATCAATCTCTCGTATTCTGAGTAAGAAATGAGGAATCCTTCTACTGCTACTGGAGCCTGTTCGTTTAAAGCAACCGGTGGATCATCTTCTGGAACTTCGTCGACGGCAACGACCTGCTTTGACTCCAGTCGAGAATCATCTGGTATGTTCTCTTCTGGTTCTTGAGCGTCGGAAAAATTGTCTTCTTGAGACCTATTTTCGCCACTTTCAGTTACGCCAAAGTTGGTTCTGTTTGTTCCGAATTTTGTTCCGAGCATAATGCTTGCTTGTCTGTTGAAAGTATCTTTTGACTGCGCATACATTTTCTCTTCTTTCTTCATTGGTCGGGGCTGATCAAAAGAATCTTTGTTTTCCTGGTCTCTCGTCCAGTACTTCCCTTTGGAGAAACCCATGACAGTGTCGGCATAAATGCCTCGCTGCCGTTTTCCTCCTTCATGGCGATCCTCATGATGTTCGTAGGGGTTGTGATACTCATCGTTGCGATATTGATCCTCAACCTCTTCCCACTTTGCCCTTTTGAATTTCTTTTTGTTCTTCTTGCCCCATGGTGTTTCAACGGTTGAAGCCACATAGATATCGTATCCACGTGCTTCACCACAAAAGTAATCGATGAAAGCGTTGTCAGACCCCAAGTTGAGGTTGATTTCACTCCCACCGTAGCCAGTGTGGGTACCACCGTCGGTTCCATCCACGACGCAATGATAACCGCTACCGGAAGACGCATAATCCGTGTTGCCCGTGTAAGTGACAACTCTGCCATCTGATGTGCAGGTTCCCACTGACTGGGTCACGATATTGTGCTCATCCACGTGGTACACATAGGTGGTACACTCATCCATGGAGGTTTTCCGTGGTATAAGCATGCCAACTTTGAGTAGCCCGTAGATCTCTTCTTCGATAACGCCATCCCAAGTGTCATCTGAGTAGATAATCACTGGGTCAGAAACAGTATTCAAGTCAATTCGAACGCAATGGCCACTCATTGTGTCAAGGAAGATTTCCTTCCTGCCAGCAACGACGTGGTAAGCAGTTCGCAGAGAACTAGCCGGTGAATCTTTTACTCCCATCTTGTTTAGGAGACGATTCATCAGTCCAGCCTCTTTCTTGATGCGCCT